GTAAAGTTTTTTCTTGGAATTTATAAATACAAATCTAATATCTATATCAGGGTGTTGTTTTTTTATATACAGATGTTTAACTCTGTCTGGTGTGGTTAACCTTCCTTTTGTTTCTATATAGAATCCGTAGTCTTTTAAATAAAAATCAGGACAGTACGTTTTTGGATCTACAATAAATTCTATCTTATCCTTTTCATACTCATACTCGATATTATTTTTATTTAAATATCTAGCAAAGTCTAGCTCAAACCCACTTCTAAATCGGTGCTTCTTTTTTATCATTATAAAATCCTTTCGGAGAGTACCTATCTTTTAAATTCTGCACAGATTTAAACAGGTAATCCAGTGTTTTAGGAGCGTACCTTTCTAAGTTAGTAATCTCACTAAAAATATCTATTTCATACAGAACAACAACCCCATTTATACTCAGGTGTTGTTCTATGAATTTAATATCCTCATTTATTTTCTGCAAATTAATGTCATAAGTATAGTCAGTCCAGTAGGCTTCTTTTTCTTGAGATGGAGCAGCCTTAACCCGTAGACCTACAACATTAGATGCTTTGATAAAATTAAAAATTCCTTTATCAGTAGCAGGTACTACAAACATAGTGGTCTGATTAACAAGAACATCTCTTCTTGAAATATCAACCAGAGCTATGACAGGCATTAATCTAGTTCCCTCTTTATTAATTTAGTGTACCATACAAACCCTTTTCTGTAGTTACTGCCAGCTACTTTCTTATGCAGAACAGAGTCAGGCCAACAATGCTTTTTATACCCACACATAGAACAAGTAGGGTTCATCAGTCTGTTGCCAGTAGCAATCTCACCGTCTGAAGTTTTATGATATTCTAAATGATCTGGAAATTTTCTAAACTTAGTATTTGTATCATCGAGCATAGAAACTTTTCTAGTAACAGAATCTATGACTTCTATTTTTTCTTCTTCTGTGTCTTCTGGTACTGCACAGACAGCCCACTCACCGTTAGATTTATTGATAGCTATCCAACCACCAAACTTATCCCCATCAGCATGTTCGTACATCATTCCCTGTGCTATGTAACCAAAGGGATCATCCTTCTTTAAAGAAGCGTAACCCCCTAGCTGTCCAAATTTTTTATCAAATGAATAGGGGCTAGCAGATTTTACATCCCATATTCTTTTAGTTCCGTCGAGTCCTTTTATCTTTAAGTCCATAGAACCAGAGATAGTTTTACCTGCAATTTCTGTGGATACTCTTTTTTGTTGATCTGATACTTCTACACCAGATCCTTTTAGAATAGCAATAGCTATAGCCTCTACCAAATCACCAAATATAAATCTCATAATTGTAGAGTAGTCTAATTCTTCTTCTATACCTTCTTTACCAAGCTGTTGCTGGCACAAAGGTTTACCAACACCAGACATCCGTAAACGCCACTCTTGCCTAGTGAATTGTTTTTCCAAGGCATCTGCACACGAATTTTTAAACTCACGCAAAATAGTCGGAGAGATTTTCGCTTCTCCCCGACTAATTCTTTGCAGATAATCCTTGACTAAATCAAGGGTTATATCCATCAGGCAACCGAAGCATCGAGAGTCTCAAGCAGTTCAGCCCCTTCACCATCCAAAGCCTTTTTAGCTTCTTTATGTTTTACCATAATATCAGCGTTGTGCTTTACAATCTCACCAACGAAAGTTTCTAAAAGTCCTCTGTCTTTCTTGGTAAAATCTTTCTTGTCAACACCTGTAACTTTGGAAATCCAGAACTGATTACCGCCTCTTTTTTGCTTCACGGATTCAAGCTTACCAACAACAGTAGCATATAACTTTTTCTCTTTGTCGATAGCCTTGAACCAATCTGCTACAGGAATAAAACTAGCTCCTTTAACGTACCAAACAGCAGGAACATTCTCTAAAGTCTTATCCTCTTTGGTAGCAGTCTGTCCTGCAATAGTAGCAAGTCCATATATAACTTGTGTACACTTGATACTTTTCTGCTGGATTAGTACAGGAGAATCATTAGCTAATCCTTCTATCTCCTGCTTTGTTAAACGACCACACTTTTCACCACCGCTTGTGTCATAAAAAGCATCGCCCATACTCTTGCACTGTACTGTACGACAACTAAACTGGCTTTCCTCATTATCCCACACGTTATACATGAAAGTACGAACAAAAGGACGTAACTTTGCATCCTTTGCATATACAGTCAGTCTACTTGCAGGGTCATACAGTTTGTAGAAACCCCTAGGAAGAGAGTTATCATCGTCATCTTCAGTAGCATAATTAATAGATATTCGTGCTAAACCAGATTCAGATGTAGTAGTCTCCTCACTTCCTAATAGTTTTTGTAAGTCTTTCTCAGAACCCCCCTGAATAATATCAGAGAAATCTTGGTTCTGGAGAGTTATCAGTTCGTTCATATGAATAGTCCTCCGAATTTGTAGTTGTCCATTCTAGCTCTAGAATAGGCTCTAAGTCAAGCCAATTTTTTCCAATCTTTAATTCTATACCAATTGGCATTGAGTAGATAATATTATAGCGTTTTTTACATTCATCAAATAATGATAACATACCTTTACTAAGGATGTCAACAGCTAAATCCTTTTCTTCTTGACATACATCTAAAACTATGCTATCATGCACCGTATTACAAATCACAGACTTCATCTTTCTTTTTGCTAAAAGCCTGTTCGTATGAACCAATGCTATTGGCAACAGGTCAGCCGTAGCAAACCCCTGCACAGGATAATTTTTAACTGAAGTCCCAGAAGTCACCCCTCCCCACCTAGTTCTCCTTACGTTTGGAAATAAATATTCTCTTCCAGAGGGTAGGGTGATTCTTTTTCTTGATATAGCTTCTTCAGCTAACAATTCATGCCAGTGTGTAATTCCTGTGTATTTATTTTTAAAAGCACGATAGTATTCTTTCTGCTTATCAGTACCAGAGACTCCCCCATACAAAGGCTTAAAGGTGTGAGCTTTAGCTTCCTGCCTACTCACGCCCATCATTTCAGCCGTAAAACTATGAACATCAAACCCCTCTTCAACTTCTTTGTATACGGTGCTATCTTCAGCAAGAAAACCAGCCACACGAAACTCAAGCTGCTTATAATCGCCCTCCAGTATAAATCCATTCTCCCACCTTGATACTATAGTTTTTCTAACGGGAAATGTGTTAGCTCTAGGCATATTTTGAAAGTTAGGGCTTCGAGAAGATAACCTGCCTGTAGCTGTTACACATTGCATAAAGTTAGGGTGTATAAATTCCTTTTTAGTAAGAGCCTTTTCTATACCTTCCACAAAAGTTCTAAGATAAGTTTTTATAGATGAGTATTCGCAGTATGCTCTTATGAACTCTTTTGCTGGTTCACTTATATCAGATGTTAAACTATTCTGTAAAGTTGTAGAATCTGTTTTAAAACCATGTGCTGTACAATCGAGAGCCGTTATAGGTTTTACAGAAAAACCAGCTACATCTAAATTATTAGTATAAATAATTCCTAAACCTTCGCACCGTTTACAGATATACCTCGCTTCAGTATACGTCCCGTCCTTTTTAGCTCTAGAAGTCTTTCCAAACCCCTTACATATTGGACACTGGCTAGCTGTAGTTTTATATACCTGTGCTGTATTAGCCTGATAAGCTACTCTAAAATCTTTCCTGTTGAACTCAGTTCTTCTCTTCTGTCTCCTAGAACCACGTTCATTAACTGTTGTACCTATGTTAAATAAGGAAGCCCATTCTTTTTTATTGTTAACTTTTCTAGAATAAAAAAGTAAAGACCTATCCTCTGGAGAATCCAAATTGATTGGCGTATCTCCCATCGCTTCTTTCACAGAGGTTGTTAAAAATTCTAGCAGTTCTTCAATTCTAGAATTATAATCCTTTTTTAGCTCTGCCAAAGCTTTAGTATCCACTTTAATACCAGCCAGTTCTACTTCTGTAAGAACTCTGGTCATATCCATAGAAAGTTTAGCTGTTTGTAACAAAGTCACTGAATGTACCTCCTAAAATTTCTATCTGTTTTTTTGCTAATTCATAACTAGCTATGACATCTCCCTTACAATAAGCTGATAACTCATCCAAGGGAAACTGATTCACATTCTTTCCTTCATCCGTATATTTTTTCATTATAAATTTTTCTGGCATTTTTATATCACGCCTCTTACAACTATCTTCCAAAGACAATCCTCTTTTCATCCCTCTGGATAGAACGTACTCAGTAACCATAGTATCATATACATTTCCTCTGTAATCGAACCCACAGTTTAAAAGATAAGATAGATCAAACTTTATATTATGACCTATTAAAACATCAGCATTATGTAATACACATTGTATCTGTTTAAATCTATCTCTCCTATCCATGTGGTTCTCTTCAAGATCTTCATGGTATATGGGCATGAATTGTGGTTCTGATTTTCCTTCGGGTTGGGTAAAAAATTCTTCCATATCTATGTGAGGCACAGACAAGAAGCCTACGCCTACTAAGTAATTCCCAGATAAATGTGGAGAGGGGTCAGTCGTACCATTATCTTTAACAACAAAGGTAGTTTCAATGTCAATCGTTACTATCATAATACCTACCTACATCTTTGTTTATATCTACAGTTATAAAACCATGAAATCCGTTTATTTTATTTTTACTAACATTTATAAATCTTGTAGTATCTTCATCATCGGCATTTTTACCTATGCCTAGAATTATATCAGCTTCACCAGCCTTACCAGTTTTAGAACCATCTAGCATGGAGTAGTCTATAATCTGATTTCCATCAGCTTCAAAACCAGCCTGTGAAACTGCCCAGACTAAACAATCGTTTCTCTTCGCTACCTCTCTGGCATAGCAGTAAAGAGCCTTTAATCTTTCATCACCTCTACCAAACTGCCCTATAATTTTCATCTTGTCAAGCTGGTCTATAATAACAACTGAAGGTTTATTCAATCCGCAGTACGAATCTAACTCCTCAATAGACGTACCTACTGAGTCAAAAACTACAAGATTATCCCTTACTTTAGCCCAATTTTCAAGAGAATTTTCTATATCACTTTCAACATCTTGTACGGACTTCTTCAAGTAAGATGTTATGATCCTCAACTTTATTTTAGAGGCTCTCTCCTCGTTTGCCCAATAAAAAACAGAGTGTCCTTGCCTGATATATTCTGCTACTAGAAAACAACAAAAGGTAGTTTTACCCACCTCTGGCCTAGCAAAAATAATTCCTAAGTCTCCCCTGTTCATTCCAGTTATTCTAGCCGACATCTGTTCTAACGTAAATTTAAACTCAGATGGACGTTGAGTATACTTTACAAGTTCTTCCAAGTCTTCATTTACGATGGAGAATGTTTCGTGGGAGTTTACATCTTCACTGGCTGCTAAATCTATCAGACGTTGCAATTCTGCAAAATCACCACCCTCACCTGTCCAGATAGCCAAAGCTTTATTACCGATATGTTTAGCCTTATCTCTACGCCAGAAGTTTTTAATCACATCAAATGCTATATCCCGATTGGGCAGGTCAACTTCAGCTAGGGAATGAATTAAACTTTCGGTGCTTTCCTTTGTAGATTCTGGTAAAGCAGGGTTTAAATCTCTGTGTACAGATAGTAGTTCATCTACTGTTATGTCAGACTCGTAATGTTTCTGTGCGTAAAATAGAGAAGATACAACTGGCATCCACTCTCTCGGAAACATATCAGGTTCTAGAATATTTTTTGCCCTGTCCCAAAAGTGTGCTTTCATACACAAGGCTAGTACTTTTTGTTCAATCAAAGTTAAAAAACTCCTTGGTCTTATCTGGAGATAGGTTTTTTAAGTCAGTCTCCAGTATTTTTACCCTTACTGGCATGAACGATTTTATTTGTTGTGCTATCTGTATAGATTTGATAGAAGCATCTTTATCTAGACAAACTATAGCACTATCAAATTTTCTTATACAACCCAACGCTTCATCTGTCAAGTACGTTCCTAATAAAGCTACTCCATTGTGCAAACATGAGACTGAACAGGCAGATGCACAGTCCTCTACGACTACAGCAGTTCTAGAATTTTGTTTGCTAGGTACAATAAGGGGCAGCTTTGTTGACCCATATCTGTGCCATTTGGAACCATACTTGCCTAATTTGCGACCACAGGCATCTACAACTTTTCTATCCTTAAAGATTAGGAAAGTAGCCCTGTCCTGTTTTATATCATATACTATTTTAACTCTACCATCGCAGTAAGCATCGAAAGAGTTTGCTGATTTTAAATATTTTACTGCTCTTTCATCTCTGGTTATATCAACATAGAAATGGTTGTTAGCATCGAACTCCTCTTTAACTACTTTAACTTTACCATTCTTAAAACTAGACTTGTTAATGTTGTCTTGCACTTTTCCAGAAAAATTGCAATCCGCATGATAGCAATTGTATAATATATACGCACCCATGTTCGTTGCCGTAAACGTCTTGGCTTTCCTGCATTTGGGACAATCATCTCTAGATGTCTCTCCTACATATAAATTAAGGTTTACAAAATAATCAGTTAAATTCATCAGGAATATCTACCCCATGATTGTAATTAATCATTATATCTTTGTTTTTTCCGCAATAGTTTATATAGCAGTTTTTTCCAACGGGGCAAAGGGGGTTTATAATCTTTAAATAGATCTAACTGCCCATCGTCCTCTTTTTCTTTATTCCAAGGGGTAGGATTTTCTTTTGGATACGGGTGATACACACCTATAAAGTCATCATTATGTTTCATTGGATTATATACTACCCCCGTCCGTGGTTTAAATAGGGTATTCTAAAAAAACTTTTTCGTCAACAACTTTTTTTACTTGACACCGCTATTAGATCGACGTATTTATAAAAAAGAATTGATCAACTGTTATTTAAAATAACGAGGATATTGAAATGAAAAAAGCTAAATCAATTAAACTTAGTAAGAAAGAACAGATAATTGTAGATAACATTCCTTTATGTGCTACTTTTCGTGTTACTAAGACTATTCTAACTAAAAATATTCAAGATTGTAATTCATCTTTACGTCAGCTTTTAAAAGACCAAGAGATTGTAGATATGGATAAACTGGAAGCAGGTCAAGGAATTAAGGTAGAGGGTACTTTTTTAGATGGGTCTGAAACTATCATCTCTATCTATCGTTCTCAAACCCGTGGTGACAAAAGAATATGGTTTAAAGGTTTAAAAGAATACGCTGATGCTGATGATGTTATGGCTATGTTTTTTAAGGATGGTAAAATTATCTTGCAAAACGTAACCAAGGCTACTATGGTAGGATTGTTTGTTATAACCAGTTCAGTAGGAGTTCTCTGATGAAATCAATAAAAGCCTATCGTGAAACTGTTGTAAATCTTCCACGACCTTTGACAGTTATTAGTACTCCTAAAGATTTAAAAGGAGCGAGTCTAAAAAGAATTGTAGGTAATACAATTTTTACTGTTAAGTTCTCTAAGATCAATGGAGAATATCGGGTTATGAATTGTAGATTGAATGTATTCAAGGGTACTTCTGGTAAGTCTAATAACCTCAAAGAAACTCAATATCTTACAGCGTATGATTTAGATAAAAAATCTTTTAGATCTATAAATATAGAAGGTATCCACAGTTTCAAGGCTAGAGGTAAGGAGTACCAGTTCATCGAGGAGTATGCCTAATGCAAACATTTTTACCATATCCTAGTTTTGCAGATAGTTTAGATTGTTTAGACTATAGAAGGTTGGGCAAACAGCGTGTAGAAGCTTATCAGATAATCAACACACTGGAGGGAAAAAGTAAGGGATGGATAAATCATCCAGCTACAAGAATGTGGGCTGATAATATAGATGCTCTAAAACTTTATTTTAATACCGCCATTGCCAAGTGGATTAAGCGAGGCTATAAAAATAACATGAAAACTTACGATGTAAGTGCAGATGTAAATATGCCCTCTTGGATTGGTAACTTTTGTTTGCACTCCAGTCATCGTTCTAACCTTTTGCGTAAAGATCCTGTATTTTATAAACAGTACGGCTGGAATGATCCTCATAACTTAGAGTATGTGTGGCCCGTTACGGCTAGTACAAAATAACAAGGATAATAAAAATGTATGATTACATGGCTAAACTCATAAAAGTTGTTGATGGTGATACGATTGATTGTGATATAGACTTAGGTTTTGGTGTCTGGATGAAGAACCAACGGGTTAGACTGTACGGTATCAATGCTCCAGAAACGAGAACTAAAGATTTAGTCGAGAAGGAAGCTGGAGAGAGAGCTAAACTTAGATTAATCGCTATGATGAGCGATAAGTTTCTTTTAACATCTGTAAAGGATAAAAAGGGAAAGTTCGGTAGAATTTTAGGGATTATAAATGTTCCCCAAACTAAAATCCTTGACAAAAATGGAAAGAAGACTAAACATATATTTGTAGATGTTAATAAACTTTTAGTAAAGGAAGGTCATGCAAAGGAAGCAAAGTACTAGTGATTGGGCTTTAGAACATCGAGAGTGTGCTGGTCATGCTTTGGAAGCTGGTATTGATAATTGGCATGATTTTTGGAATTATTGTTTGGCACATATGTTAGCGGTAAATGAAGATTACCTCAAAGAACTTTGGCATGAACACAGTGGTTAAACTGTTTCTAGTATGTGTAATTTCTTTAGGCTTTTTAACAGCTTGTTCGATTAATACTAGAGCTTGTACACCCTGTATACTCAAGAAAGACAGTGATGAAAAAATATGGACTATGCTCTCTACAGACGTTATTAATTAAAGTGTCTTAATAAGTATAGGAGGTAGTGGTGTCATTCGGAATATTGTTTGCATATTTAAACTGTATAAAAACACCCGTAAGAGAGAGAGAAAAAAAAATAAAAATGTATCGTATGTACAGGCATTGGTTTTGGCATTCCTTCATCATGCGATGGTGTGAAACCAGAGTTGTTAAGTTAAATAACTACATCTGGAGAAAAAGATGGAGTGGAAAGTTTAGAAATTAGATTATGAAAAAGGATGAGATTCTTAACTGATGAAAGTCGTTGATTCTAAAAAAGTCGTTGATTCTAAAAAAGTCGTTGATTCTAAAAAAGTCGTTGATTCTAAAAAAGTCGTTGATTCTGATTTGCGTTCTGATGGAAAGTATAACGTATGGAAAGAGTTCGATCTGTTGGAGCTTGGGGAGATCACTAACAAAACAGCAAAAAAGGTGTACTTGAGGTTCAAGATTCCTATTCCCTCTAGGTGGTGCATAGTTGCAGTCGTGGACAAAATTACATAAAGTACAGATAATGCTTTATTTATGGATCGATATGGTGTATGGTTTGTAGATCTGAAACTTTTATAGAAAGATAACACGATGAACCATTATACAGAAACTACTGTTTACGAGCACAATGATATTAATGACCTATCAGCATTTGATATCAGTTTTGAGAAGCGCAGGACGGGCTGGCAAGATCTGGACGGACAATGGCACTCAGATGATAATTTAAATGCTGAAGTTTTAACTAGCTTAGACTTACCTAAATTAAAAGTTGGTGCAGTTGTAAATGCTGATTTGCCATTTTTATCTGAGACTGGCACTGAAATAGCATCTGCAAAAATGGGTACATTCGGCAAAAAATACCAATTGGTCAATCACCTTGATTACTTTGCTAAACAAAATGAAGTGATAACTGCACAAGATGCCTTGAACTGGCGTAATGTTAAGGTTGAGGATAGAGTGTATGAGTACGGTGCTAAAGTTCAACGCTCTATACACTTTCTAGACCATACTGCTAATTTCGGCGGTAATGATAATGTGTGTCTTAGGAGTGATACTTTCAACTCCGTAGACCAAAGCTGGCAGTTTCAACAGTTTATCGGTGCATACAGGAGCTTGTGCCGTAATACACTGGTCTTTGGTGGTGAACGTACATTTCATACTAAAAAAATGCACACTACAAATTTAGACCTTGGAGCCGTAATTGGTAAAGTAGGAAATGCACTTAACCTATTCAGTTCTAACGTAGAGCAGTTGCATAGGATGAGGGCGGTAGGTTGTAGTGAGGATCAGGCTAAAGATATATTCACTAAGACATTGTGCAGTAGGAAACACAGGCCAAGTGAGGATAGCAGTATTCCAGTAGTCAATAAGAAACTATTGGATTATCTTTTGTATCGGTATAGAGA